CGATTCATATATTTCTCGAATAGCTGTCGAGAAGCCGTTTCTGGATCACCCCAATCTTCGCTAATTTGTATCTTCGGCAAAAGATCCATAATCGATTTTCTTTTCTGTTGTGCTTTGGGTGCCTCGTTAAGTGCCTGTTTTGTCATTTGCCTCGAAGCCATCTCCAAATCGTTCATTTGCTCCTCAATCATCTCAAACAAAGCGGATGTCTTAAGGCTTTTATCAAAGTATTTCTCTATTGATTTTTCAAAAGTTTTCATGTTTATAATTAGTTTCCTAAGTTCACTAACTTCTTTTTCCTAATTTCCTGCAAACCGTATCTACTATAAGTCTTGTTACCGTATAAGGATCACAATTTGCATTTGGACGACGATCTTCAATGTAGCCTTTTTCGTCCTTTTTTACTTGCCAGGGAATTCTAACAGAAGCCCCTCTATCAGACACACCATACCTAAAAGTATTATATGGACAAGTCTCATGAAGCCCAGTCAAACGATCCTCAACGCCAGCCCCATAGTTATTAATATGAAGTTCGTGATTTTCCTCTAGGGCTCGGGCAGCACGTAAACACTCCTCATAAGAATTGCGCATGCTGCGAGTGGAAAAATTGGTGTGGGCGCCGGCACCATTCCAATCTCCTTGAACTGGTTTAGGCTCAAACGAAACTGCTACATTGTGCTTCTCAGCAATCCTTTGTAAGAGCCAGCGCGCTATTAATAATTCATCTGAGGTTTGGACAGGCGAAAGAGGGCCAACTTGAAACTCCCATTGCCCGGGCATTACTTCAGCGTTTATACCAGAAATTGATAAACCAGCCCTCAAGCATGCGTCCAAATGTTCTTCGACAATTTCTCGACCAAAAATCTTATCTGCTCCTACGCCGCAATAGTATTTACCTTGAGCCTCTGGTTCACCACTTTCTGGAAATCCAAGTGGGCGACCATTTTTAAAAAATGTATATTCTTGTTCAATACCAAACAAAGGTTCATGAGCTTCGAAATTTAAATAAGTTAAAGCGCATTGTGTACGAGTATTAGTTTTGTGGGGGAGAAAATCAGTGTCAAAAACTTCACACAGCACCAATTTATCTCGCTCTCCCTTGCGAATAGGATCTTTACAAGTAAAAACCGGTCTTAGAACACAATCGGAATCGCTCCCGAGAGCTTGATTTGTGCTGGACCCATCAAATCCCCACATCGGCGGCACTTCTGTAATCTCCAAAATCTTTGTTTTGCTTCGAAGTTGGGGCGTTGATTCAGTCCCATCTACCCAAATATATTCTGCTTTATAGGTTTCAACATCCATTTTATTTCTCCTTAGATTATTTCGTCTGCTATCCCTAATTCCACAGCTTTTTTTGCTGTAAAATAAACATTAACCTCACGATTAAGTAGTTTCTTTAAATAACGTTTTGTCATTTTTGTTTCTTTAACAAGGGCATTAATATGTTGTTCTTGAACGAAACGAATTTCCTCCATTTCATTTTCAAGGCTATATATTGATCCTTGACTTCCTGCTATTACACCATGAAGCATTACTCGACAATTTGCTCCAATTTTTCTTTTGCCTTTTGTGCCCGCCGCCAACAGCAACACACCTGCGGACATTACTTTACCTAATCCTATAGTATGAATTTCGCACTCATCACGAATTGATCGCATGGTGTCGTAAATTGAAAACATTTCAATCGCTGAGCCACCATAAGTGGATATGAACAATTCAATTGGTTCATACCTAACTATGAGCTTAGATTCTTCATCATCAGGATTTTCCGGTTCTTCAACTCGGCCTGTGTTTTTTAAAGCAAATAGCGTATATGTTAATTCTGCTGCTTTTTCTTCATCTACTTCGCCATAAAGTGCAGCCATTCGCATTTTACTTAATTCATCTGAGCCATTGTCCTGGAAACCATTCAGAAAAACTACTTGTGGCCCACTTTCTTCTTCTGGTGCCTCCTCTGGTTCTTCTTCTGGTTCTTCTTCGGAGTTCTTTTTTGATTTTTTAAAATCCACCTATCACCTCTTTAATTTAAATTGTTACTCGCGAGTTTCTTTTAATTCATACGGGAATTCTTTTGCCCACGCCAGCCAAGAGTCCACGTCATCAAACGTTTTAGAAAAAAGAATAATAAAATTGTTCTTTTCGCACCTTCCAATGCCAACCTGGCGCCAATCATTTAAATCTTGCAACAGTTGCGCTTTGCTTTCTTCAGGCACATCATTTGCTTGAAGTTGATACGTAGGCTTTCCTTCGCTGTCCCATATTCTCCACGCTAATACTTCCAAGAACTTGTCCTCCTTAAGATTTATTTTTTTTGCCTTCAACTTTATATAACCTATCTAGTTCGTCCATTGCGCTATTCCAATCATAATATTTTATATGGCCTCTAAAACTTTTTGGGCAATTTGTCAAAATATGGCCAATGCACATATTTTTCCACGTAAAAAAGCTTCTATTGTCAAGTTCTTTAATCTTAACAATTTGTTCTTCTTCTAAACCACTATCAGCCATATGGACGTATTTTATAGCTCTAATGAAACCAATATCCTCCGCAACTGTGCCAAGCATTTTTAAAATCTGCTCATTTATCCCCTGCATGGTCAAAGCCATGTGGCTGTATGATAATACAGAAGTCACAAGACGATAAGCAAAAATTCCAATAAAAAACCAAATTAATTCAATATACTCGTCAAACATCAAGACCTCTTTCTATAACCTGCTTGATTTCCACCAATTCTGGAGATAGCTCATCCTTTTTGATTTTCTCAAGTTCCTTATTAAACCATTTTTCGAGAAGTTTTTTAAATGGAAACATGTAATAATAGTTAGGTCCGGTAAAACGTTCTACAACTCTATATATATCACATTTTTTATGTTTTGTCCAGTGCTGATATGCAATACTCATTCTATACCCGCGGAACTCTAGCCATGCGCGACCTGGGCTTGGCCACGGCAGCAAGAAAATTAAAGATAACAAAAACCATGGGTTCCAAAAAGCACCTAAAGCAAATAAGGCAAAAATTTGGGGTGACAAATATAAAATATTAAATAGCCAACCTAATCTTTTTCTATCATACATATGCACATATTCATGCGCTAAAATTTCATGTTCAAGAGAACCATAACTTTTGTATTTGCCCCAAAAGTCTGGAACATACACTACAGGATAAATTGTAGTTGTGTAGTGTGTCATAAACTTCTTGTTAAAAAACAAAAGGAAGGATAACACTTTCATAAAAGAACTGTTACTTTTTTGACGAAGTGTAAACCCCGGGATTTGCTCGTCTATGTGTTTTAAAAGCTCAACACGTATACTAAGATGAACAACGTCTCTGCGAGACATAACTGACGTTATATGCCTCTTCATTATTCACTCGGGTTGTTAACCTTTCTTGCTTAGACGCTGGAAAATTCTCTCAGCTAACTCCTCGGCAACCTTTTCTTTGCCAGATTGCTGACGAATTCTTTCAAGGACACGACGAGTTACTTCGTTAATAACGTCTTCTTCCATAACAGGCTCTTCTTCTTCGCCTGGAAGCGCTTCGCCTGGAAGCTCTTCGCCTGGAAGCTCTTCGCCTGGAAGCTCTCCTTCGGCTTCCTCGGCGCCCTCGGCGGCGCCGAGTACTTGGTTTAAAACATCCACTGCCTTACGAAGAGACTCAACGTCCTCTTCTGGAACAGTTACTGATGCTTCTACTTCTTCCTCTCCGCCTGGAAGTTCTTCCTCTCCTGGCAGTGGCGCTTCTTCGCCTGGAAGCTCTTCACCTGGAAGCTCTTCACCTGGAAGCTCTCCCTCTACATCTCTATCATAAACAGCAGGCATACCGCCTTCTTCTTGCACTTCTACGTCAGCAGAATTCTTATCCTCTTCTTCAAGCTCTTCTGCTTTTTCTTCTTCAAGCTCTTCACTTTCATTTTCATTAACCTCTGCATCTACGTCTGATGGTTCATTGTTGTCTAAAAAGTTCTCAGTAAGACCACCAATAGAAGCCAGTGTCATGAAACGACGGATAGTGCCCTCTTTAAGTAAGTTTTTGTTATCACTCATCATAATTTCTCCTATAAGTATGCATACTTGATGATAGCAATAATAAATAGTCTAATACTTGCAAAAAAGCCTTCACATTCTTTAAGTATTTATTCGCAGAACTCTTTGATATCAAAATTCGCTGAAACAAGTTTGCTTAGGGCTGCATCTTGTATTTGTTTTACTCTAACAAAACTAATTCCTAGTCTATCGGCTGCCTCTCTTAATGTCATCGGGCCATTCTTCTTTATTGCAATTAGAGAACAATTTAAATCTTCTTCGTAATTCAACCAATATTTACAATCTTCAACTGGGCAAGACACATCGTTTTTGACACAGCACTTACAACACTCCCTTAGTATTTCTTTTTCTCTAGGGGGTCTAAATGGTGTATATCTTTTCCGGCTCATAACTCTGGATACTCCTTTTCTAGTAAATCAAAAATATTTTCAACTTCTTTATCGTTTAAAGCAAACTTGTTTTTAACTTCATTCGCCTGTTCGTGTGATTTTTTGGATTTTGCACGCTTTTGTTTACTTTGAATATTATTTTCTTCTCGATACTCTTCAACAAATTCTACAATACGATCATCTCTTTCAAGATATCCCGTTATCATTAATCTAAAAAATTCACCTTGCTTAAGGCCATCAGCGTGTAATCTAATTTTTAGATCGGCATGCCGTTTATCTAATTCTTCAAAAACTATTCGTTTCGTTTCGTTGCCGTAACTCATTATCGCCTCAAAATATGTGTTGAACTTTCAAATTGACCAGCAGAAGTTTGCTTAATAAATTTTGCCTTTGCTTGCAATTCTAATAAATTATTTACACCCGAATATGAAAGCC